CTTACTGTCCTCATAAGTTTGAATGCTTTAAAGATTCTAACGATGGGGAAGGGCTTAGAACTTTTAAGTACAACAGAGGCTATATGTATCTAACCAAAGTAGCATCAACACCTAGAGTTGAAGAGATACTATGAACCCTAAGACAATGAAGAAGATAAGGCGAAGGGCGAAAGAACTTTTGTTGGAGTGGATGCAATCTTTAGTTGACAAAGAATCAGCTAAGATGTATACTATAGATAATGTTTTAAATTATACGCCTAAACAAACCCACTTATATTATAATGATGGTAGCTTTCATCTTAGTGCTTACACTTTTAAATGGTTTACAAAACAAATTAAAAAGTTACATAGAACTAAGGAACTATCTTCTATTACTATTGAAGACTGTAAGGAAGCAGCTAATTGAAAATAAGAAAAGGATACAGAAGGCAAAGGGTAGTACGCCCAAAAGAAAAAGATGTTCCCGCAACTTATGATTCTAAGTGGGAGCATTCGCTTCATCAGGGTGTATTAAAGGGGTGGAAACACCATAGTGATACTGTTGATTATATTGTTGAACATAAGTATCACCCAGATTTTGTAAAAGTAATTGGAAAGAAAACAATTTTACTAGAAGCTAAAGGAAGATTTTGGGATTATCAAGAGTACAATAAATACACATGGGTACGGAAAGCATTACCTGCTAACACTGAACTTGTGTTTTTATTTTCTGATCCTTATGCTGCAATGCCACAAGCAAAGAAGCGCAAGGACGGAACCAAACGTAGTCATGCTGAATGGGCAGAAACTAATGGGTTCACTTGGTATAGTGAAGAAACATTACCTAAAGATTGGACAGAGGATGAGGTACTATGAGTATAGATGATGCAACTCCAGAGGAGTGGAACAGAGTACACCAAACACTTAAACGAGGTAGGGATGATGTCTCTTCTCCGGCTCACTACAATAAGGGCAGTATAGAATGTATTGAAGCTATCGAAGCGGCCTCTACTAAAGAAGAGTTTGAAGGTTATCTACGTTCTAATGTCATAAAATATATATGGAGGTTTAGATATAAGGACAACATAAAAGATTTAAAGAAAGCCAAATGGTATCTGGAAAAACTTATAGAAGAGGTTGGAAATGTTTAGCGCAAACATAAAAGGCGAAATGTTTTTTAGAGATATAGATGGTGATTTATGGCAGTATGAATTAAAAACAAATCCTCCCGAAGCTGTATACTGGGAGACTTATAAACTTAAACTTACAGATATAAAAGTTATATCTAATGCTGACAAAGAAACAAAGAGAAGGATAAGGCAAGAGATATATAAGGACATTATAAATGTGGGATCGTAAAGCTGAGAGGATAGCTAAGTACAACCAAAAGAAACAACGCTTAGATCAAAGAAAAAATAAATTTCCAAACACAGGGAGTAAAGAAAAAAATCGTGATTTATCAAAACAAAATAGGCGAACAGGATTACTTAGGGATTAAAATAAATTACAATCTAGATGAACGTTTAGATTCTTTTGCCCTAACAACAATAAAAGATAGATACCTTTGGGAGAATGAAACTCATGCTCAAGAAGCTTTTGCTCGCGCCAGTATATTTGGCGCTACTTATCAGGGACATACTGATTATGATCTTGCACAGAGACTTTACTACTATGCTAGTAATAACTGGTTCATGTTTAGCACTCCTATCCTTAGCAACGGGGGAACTAGCCGTGGCCTACCTATCAGTTGCTTTCTTAATTTTGTTCCTGATTCCCGCAATGGGTTATCTACTCATTATGATGAGAACATATGGCTCGCAAGTGGAGG